GCCTTCACGTAATGCGGAGAAAGGAACTTTTGCAAGTTGAGGAAAGTAACTTGAACGTCGCCCGGCTTGAGAAGCTCCCGGAGCTTTTCGTCCATGATGAGAACGCGTCCATTGTCCGGGTGCTTCAAACCGTGTTCGGTAATGTACTTGGTGAGAAGCTTGGTAACTTCACTTCGGGAAACCAATTCTCCCGGCGGAAGACCAATAAATTCACGAAGCTGATCCGTGATTTCTTGCTTGCGGTTGAAACCGTTGTTGGCTGCGCGTGCGGCGGCCTTGGTTCCGTCCGGATCGTCCTGCTTAGACTTGATCTTGCGAACAAGTTTAGTAAGCGACTTAACGTCGGAACGGAGAGCGGCAATTTCAGTTTGAATTTCTTCAAGAGACATCTTATATCTTTCCTACTGGGTTCATCTTTAAGTGGATTAACACGTTTAAATCATATTTTGGTAACACACGTATGCGCAATATAAAAATGAAATTATATTACTTACGTTTTCTGACATTGAGAGCTAATGTACTGAGAATAACGAGGATAATTAATACGTATAAAATACGCTTAATGTTCTTTCTAAGATCGTAACGAAATGGTATGAATATATCATCTGTTATGGCAAATGGTGGCCTACTCTGGACATCCTTACATTGACCAGGACACCCCCCACCCGCGCAGCACGAAGCTTCGCATGGAAAAACCTTATCGCCATACCTGTAACCACATATTTGATTATCATAGGGATATTTCTTACTTTTATATGCGTAACATTTACAGTCAGCTATTCGATCACACTTAGAAGAACTGCAGTCCATATTTATATATTACAATATTATAATGGATACAAACGTTTACTCTGAGGCAGTCATCAGAAGATTCATGAAGAAAAATATGTTTATGGATGACGAAACATTAGTTCGATATTACAACAAAGACAACCTGTCGGGATACAGGAACAGACTCGCCAGAGTTCATAAGAAGGAAAATCTTGAAAAAATGATATATGCCGTAGTAACTGACAGTATCCGAGACATTGTCTATCAAATGATTGGAGAAATGTCCGATCATCTCCGTAAGATTGGAGATTTAGTCATATCTGGAGGAGAGGCGTTTAATCTATACATTGAACGCGCAGACAGAATAGTAACCGCAGATATAGATACCAAATTCGTACCGAGACTCAAATACGATAATAAATACTTTGGAAAACTCCAAGCCATAAAATTGATAATTTGGGATAAATTAGGCGAAATTGCGATGCGATATGACAAGAAGATAAAAGACAGATTGACAAAAAAGAATAAAGTATTCAGGTTTCTCGGTTTAGGATTTCCTGAAAAGGGTCCATATGTCACGAGAAGATATATGTTGATTAAGAAGAAAAAGATCGACAACGGTCCAGAGCCGTCCAAGAAGGACGTTTTCATCGATGTTGAGTTGTTTTCTCTGGATCTTAAACTCCGGTACTTCTCCCCAGCAAAGGGTAAGATAGAAGAAACTATATTGGGTGGAATATTGGATATGCCCCTTATGCGTCCGGGTGAATTTGGATATGAAGTCGTAGAGTCCCAAAAGAAGGGTGTAACATATAAATCCAATGGTAAAATGATTCGCGATCCCAGGATTTCTGTCGCGGGTCGTAGGTTTCTGATAGATGATGTATATTTAATGCAAAAGTTGGGTCTCCGACCAGAAAAGAAAGAGAAAGACAAACAAAGACTTTTAAAATTGAGTAAAATGATATCTTCTAAGTTCAAACTCAATTCCGGGGATAGCCTCGAGAGTATATATCATCGCGTACATAAATTCCCAATGACAGCAGCGAAAAGAATGAAAACAGATGGAGTCGTGAGTATGAAAACCGCAGAATCTCTCAATCCCAAAAAGTATATGAGATATACCACTGAACCGAGTGAGACGAGACTGGGGAGACAAATGGTATATGGACTTAAAGCTTCCTTGAGAACCATAAATGTTCCACAATATACAAAAACACACGGTTCCTATCGTTTTAACACAAATACCCAGTTATGGCGCAGAAATACACGCAGTCAGTATATTAAAAATGAATACACACACAGGCCGGCAAATGGTATAAATTTACCGGACAACTTAATCATCTCCAAAACGTTATATGGATTTAATCCCAGGAGAGATGGATGGGTATCGAAAAAGATATTGTCCCGTTCAGCACAAATACCGTTTGTTGGTTTAAAGAATTGAGAATATAGTTATATACAATGTTATACGGCGAACCGACCAAAGACGAAGATGGACTCCGATGGGTGAAGACCACCACACCGGAAAAGAAAAAGGTTTATATTCAGCTCAATAAAGTGAAAATCGAAAAAATCGAAGGCGATGAGATTACCATCGATCTCGCCACAGACGTAAATGCCGAAAGAATTGCGGCTGTGCATGACATAAATAGACAGGCTGCCAAGGATAATAGTGAGTCCTGGTTTGGAAAGGTTGTTTCAGAAGGAACATTGGCAAAAGCTTATACTACAGGAGCTGCTAATAAACTGACTGTCGATCGAATCGAAGCAACCCGAGTTTTTACAGCGGATCAGGAACCGACTGATTTTGAATCCATCATGGTGGATTCAGAGTGTGCCGTTATCGTGGAACTGAGTGGCATTTGGTTCGGTAAGAAAACTTTTGCTCCAGCCTGGAACCTGGTTCAGGTCAGGATTTCCCCTCCCCCGCCACAACCAGAAGAAACATACCCAGAACAATATGCCTTCAAGGACGAATCCGAAGATGACCAATAAAAAAAAATATGTTTATTACATAGTAAAAGATGAAGTTCCCGCGTGTCCCCGAACAATTGATCTGGGCTACTTTGGCACTCATTGTCATGTTTGCGATCTATCAGTACACCACGAATACAAAGAAATCTGAATACAGCGTCGAAGATGCTCTGTATGCCCCGGCTCCGGCGGGTGGTAAGGCCACCAAGTGCGGTATGAAGGCCGGTACGGGTCTCGCTTCCAGCCTCCTCCCGCGTGAAGTCGCTTCTAAGGCCGATTTTGGTGAGTTTAAGCCGGATGACGTCCTCAAGGGCCAAAAGAACTTCCTCGAGCCGCGATCCCAAGTTGGATTCCCGGAAAGTGTGGGAGGTGCTCTTCGAAATGCGAACCAACAAATCAGAGCCGACCCGCCGGTGGCGAAGAAGGCTTACGTGTGGCAAAACAGTACCATTACCGCCGATACCATGCAGCGTGACTTGTAAATACTCAATTAAAGATATTAGATTAGATTAATATAAATGTCTTCTGAAGCCCCTAATGTCCCAGAAGAACTTTCGGCAAACGTTTCCAAACTTGTCGAATTAAATAAACAAATAACTGAAGCAAAAGCTGATATCAAGGTCCTAACCTCAGCCGAACGGAAAATTAAAGATTCCATAAAACGGTTGATGGTAACTCAGGGTATTGATACCATTAACCTCAGGCAGGGGAAAATCTCTCTTAGTACGACGACACGAAAGGGAACTATGACCAAGGTCGTCATCAAATCTGGCATTAACGCTTATTTCGGTGGAGATCCAGTCAAAATCGAAGGATTGATGAATGCTATTCAAGATCAGATTAAAGAAAAACGAACCACGTCTCTGAGAATAACTGGGTTAAAAGAGAAAGCCCCTAAAAAAGAAGAAACAAATTGATTTGAGACTATAAACGACCAAAATGGTTTGGTCTCAGTACTTATATGAAGGAACTCATGGAACGGAAGTAGATCCAGACGAATCTAACGATACCACATTCATCGAAGAGGATGAATATGGTATTCAAGAATGGGAGTTAGAATATGGTGAAGAACTCCGTGAATTGTGGAATATGATACAAATCCTATTGCGTGACGCGTGGATAGAAAAGGAAATTCTATATCAAACCGATTATTGGGAATTTGTAGAATTTTGTTATGAAGACTCGTGGAATAGGTATTTTCAAAATAACACCATTAATATAGTATATAGAGATAAATTATATTATATATGGCAAAAAATGAATGAATATAGAAGAGATGCGGGACTCCAGGGACAATTCTGGAAAGGTGCCAATTTCTCACATTTTATGGATTTTGTTACAACCAACTCTAAACTCCGATTTTAAATATTAATATACAATAAATGTTACCTGACATAACAACAAAAAAAGTTGCGATCCCGGCCATGTTATTCACACTTTTGTCGCCGGGAATGCTTTTAACCACAGACGGTAAGTCCATCAAAATTTCAAATGGAAGTACTAACCAACAGGCTATCTTATTCCATGCCCTCGTTTTCTTCTTGGTCTATTCCGTCGTGGCCAAGTCTTTAGGAATCATATTAACGAAGGGCGACCTTTTGGTCACTACAGGTCTCTTTATTGCGCTTAGTCCGGGTCTTCTTTTGACCATCCCGGGTGGCAGTAAGGGTGTTATCCAATCCGGACAAACGAGTCTTCCGGCCGTTTTCGTACATGCATTGGTGTTTTCCATCACGTTTGCGTTATTACGTAAAAGATTTCCTCAATTCTATTAGTAAGATGAAGTATTTATCCATCGGACCAGGTGCCATGGGTATTTATGCGTTGATCGGCGCTCTCAAGGGTGTTGAATCAGAACTTCACGAAGTCAAAGAAATCGCAGGAGCGTCTGCGGGTTCAATATTGGCATTATTTATGGGATTGGGGATGTCTATCGATAACATCTTAGATGTTTCTTTAACTGTAGATATCTCCGAATTTATTAAAGTAGACATACTTTCATTCGTTAATAAATTTGGTTTCGCGAGCATTAAGACAATTAGAAAAAAATTAATTGAAATATGTGGTCGTAATCCTAAATTTAAAGAATTAGAAACGAAAATTCACGTAGCCGTATTCTGTTTAAATACATCACAAACTGAATATATTAGCAAGGATACACACCCCAATATGAGGGTAATAGATGCCGTATGTATGAGTATCGCTATACCATTTTTATTCGAGGCGGGAAAATACAAAGGCAAGACCTATATAGATGGGGGGATAATAGAAGACGTGCCGTTGACTCCATTTTTAGACAAGAAACATCACGAAGTGGTATGTATGAAATTAGACATGAACACACAGTTTCAGGATGATATTAGTAATCCAAAACAGTTCGTTGAGTGTATGATTATGGCAACAATTAGGAATAGAGCTAATCATTATAATAACAAATCCAGATCGATAAATATTAATGTGGGAGATACGAATATATTTGATTTCAATATGGATTACGATGCTAAAGTTAAACTATTCATGACAGGCTTCGAAGCAGTATAGGGCTCTGTGAAATTATTTATTGGTCTATATTATAAAGTGTGCGAACATGAACGCATGCGACCCAGAATTAGAAATTGAAAATCTAAGAAAACTCGCCAGTCGAAATGCTGGGCGAGAGATTAAATTGACACGTAGGCAAATATGTAAAGCTTACGAAGATGTCCAGGAAGGTAACCTTCCATTACCACCATTAGTTCTTAGTAGAGACAGAACTCACATGGTGGATAAGAAATCGCCTCTCAGATTGAAGGACTATGACGTTTTGTTCAGGTCTTCGTCTAAATTGGCAGCCATTCGCAGAATTGCTAGAAAGGTTGGTCTCACCAAGTTTGATGGTATCACGAAAGCGAAACTTATCACGAATATCAAAAACAGACTTATGTCTTTAGATATTCATGAACCGATAATTTTGGTGAAGACGCGTGCCAAGAAAAAGACTAATGTCGGTGAATTTTCTAATAACACCGTTTCCAATGGAAACAGTGCGTATAATAACACCGCAACGTCTGGTAATTCTGTGAATAACATGGGCAATTCCGCGTATAATAACAGTGGTAACAGCGGTAACGCGATGAACAATTCCGCTAATAACACGGGTGGGAATATGAATGTCGCCGCGAATTCTACCAATAACGCCCCGGTGGGAAATACCAATAATTCCAGAGCCCCGGCGGCGGGAACTTCTACCGTAGCATTTCCCAACAAGGTAAGCATTACCGGAACACCCAGGTTTTTGGGAGGCGGGGGTGTTACATACGGCGGAGGTGGTGGTGCTGTAGCGGCGGCACCGGTGGTTGGTAGAGGTATGTATAACCAGCCAACTCGTCCCGCGGTGGCGAGCACGAATGCTCCGGTTATTGCTCCCCGGCCTCAGCCCTCCCGTCCTTCAATTGGCAATAGCAAAGCGGAAAGGGAGAGAAAAGCTAAGTTAAGACAAGCCGAGGCAGATTTGAAAACGTTGAAGAATCAGAGAAATGTGATTTTAGATGAACGCAAAAAACTGAGGGAATCGGGAACCCGTGGTGAAGCTCTTCAATTAAAAAATGCCAAAGTTTTGAATGTGGAAAAGCTCATCAACACAAAGGAGAAAGAAATCGCCGAATTGTCGAAACCCTTACCTAAAGGTCCGGGGATATTTGGGCGTATGTTCGGTGGTGGTAAAAAGAAGACGAACGTCCCGAGAACGAACGCTCCG